TTCAATATCATCAACTTTAAAAGCAAACGAATTTGCTTGGTCAACAATAAGCTGTAACTGATCGTCAGCAATATCTTGGGTGTTAATTGTAGCACCTCTTGTATATGCTTGTACAGTGATTGTTGGTTCTTTGATGATATTAACAGTGTCGCCAAAGTTTTCTATCTCACCTGCATAGTCAGTATTGGTGATAGCCTCTACTACTGATGCAGTTCTGAAGAACTTTTGGACTTTCTGGCTGTAAATTACTGGTAACCAATTACCTGATGGTAAATTGCCGTATCCAGCAGATTTTGAAATAGCCATTATATTGTCCTCCTATTTACTGTTATATTATGCTATTTAATCCTACCCTCTCGTCTAGCAAGGTCGATATCCTTTTCATACTTTACAAATTCAGAAGGTTTTAATCTTTGAATTTCTTGTACAGTCCAGACTTTCTTTTGAGTAGTACCAATGTTATTTCCCTTATGGGTAGCAGTGACAGACTTAGCTGCATCCTTCAGATTAACTTTAGTTTCTTTCTTAGCGGTAATACCTTTATCCATTTTATACAAATCGATAGCTCTTGCAGCTAATCTAGCATTAGAGTTATTACTGTAGAGCCATCCTTGAATAGTATCGTCTTGCTCTTCAGCCCACTTATGAAAGTCATCACTACCTCTTATTTCTTTATAGTCAGGGTGTAACTTAGCAAGTTCCACTTCTGCCTTTTGTAATGACACTTCCACTTGAGCATCCTCTAATGATTTCAACTTAGTTTCAACTAACTTAGCTTTTTGGTCAGCTTCTTCTATCGCTATTGTTTTGATAATATCATAAACATCAGGATATTTCTGCCTCCAAGCACTAAGCTCGTTTTTATCTTTAGGTGGCTTAAATTCTTGTACACCACTTGCCAGTTGTTCTTTTAACTTTGATACTTCATCCTTGAATTTTAAGATAGTAGTATCATAGTGTCTTTTAAGATCGTCATAACGTTTCTTAAAGACTCGTTCCTCAGCAGTTTCAGGGCGTTCTTTATCGGGAGTAGCTTCTGCATCTTCGTCAAGTGCATCTGTGTCCTTTTGAACAGTAGCTGAATCTTGCTCGTCATCCTTATCTAAGTCTCGTTTATATCTACCTCGATAAGGTGTAGGTTCGAGAAACTCTTCAACAACCTCTTCTTCTTGAGATTGCTCTAGTTCCTCATTTTCGTTTTTTATTTCTTCCATTTTTTTCTCCTTGGGTGCTGTGGAAGAACAGGTCGCCCTATGCTTATTAAATCAAGGGGCTATGACTACGCAGTCATAGGTCGCCTATTCATCATACCACCACCGTCTTGGGGTGGTACTTCTGTAGCCTGTGTAGGCTCAGAAACTTGTTGTGCTTCTGCCATATTTTGTTGTGGCATCATATCTTGTACAAACTGTTTCATAGAATCCTGAGGTGTTTCTGCAGGATACTTTGCTGTAATAATAGATACAGGAATAACTATGACAGGTTCCTGTGGTCCATAACTTTGTACAGATTCAATATTAATTCCTTTATTTTGTAATGCTTGTTTTACATCTGCTGTCATATGCATATTTAAAACTGCATCATCTTTGTTTGTTGAAGCAGGTTGTCCACCAGCTCCTTGGCTTGGTGTTGGTTCTGAAACGCCACCTGCCATGTCTTGTGGGGCATTCCCCATTATACCATTAGCCATTATATGCCTCCTCGTAATCTTTCGCCTTTAACTGATGCACCACCTTTTGATGGACTAAATCCTGTACCTCCACCAGCAGCTCTTACTCTACTTGAACCATCTCCTCTATCATATGCTTGTTTTTGAATAGAGCTTAGATCAGTTCCTGTTTGTTCTTCTCTCTTTTTTCTTTCTTGTTCAAATATAGTTTCGTCTTGTTCTTTTATTCTTTGTTCTTCTACTTTTTGTTGTTCTAATTCTTGTGCAAGTTTTTCTTGTTCTCGTCTTTTATTAGTTTCTCTATCTACATAACCTTGAATTTGATCGCTAGTTGTAAATCCTTTACTAATAGCTTCTTGTACTAATGCAGGATCAACACGTTGACCACCTGAATAGAACTGCCCTGCAACACCTTCAAATCCTATATCAGGAAAATTAAACGCTGTAGTATCAGCAGCACCTAGCATTGGCATTTCATCTACTGTTAATTGCTCTGCATATTTTTTATATGCTTCTTCAGGATCACCAACTAATGAGCCATGTGTTTGAGCATAAGCTGAAGCAGGAACTCCACGAATATCTACTTCTGATACTCTATTTAGTTGTTGTAAATCTGCAACCATTTTCATTTGACCCGGATTAGCAGGATCTTCAACTTCTTTTAAAATACCTCTAGTCTTTAATGCTTGTTCGTCTGTAAATTTATCAATTTGTGGAATAGCAAATGGTATACCTAAAATTGGATGTATAGCACCTGCTACTACGCCTAAAGCAGTATTAGTAAAATCTTCTTTTGGTGTATAGTCTACAGTTCTATTATCTGCATTGTATGTATTAAAATCAAAATTACCTTCATTCTTTAATTCAATGAATGATTCTACAGCTTCTCTTGATTGTGCATTTAAATCAGGTTTAGGAGCTTCTGGTGTTGGTTGTCCACCATCTCCTCCAGCAAATGCTGGTGGTACATAATTTGGATCAACAACACACATTTTCTTTTCAGCATCATAGATATATCCCGGTGGACATGGATCGTCTGTTGGTGTTTCAGGTGTTGTATCATCTGTAGGTGGAGCTATAGGAAACTCTGGCTCCGTTTTAAATGTAGGCATTGTAGGAATATTACTATAATTAAATGGTTGATACTGGTATTTCCAATTTGATGTATTTGGATCAAATTGTAATACTAGATTTTGACCTAACAGTCTATTTCCTGTTGTCTGTGGTTCGTCATACAATGCCATTATATTTATTTATACTCCCTTAATTGTATTTTAAGATTCTTCAGTTGGCGTAGAGAACTGATCTTCCCTTGGAGTCGGTACACCTCCAACTCCGATGTTGCCACCTCCAACGCCTGTGAGGTCACTTGGATTTGCTCCTGCAGGTACTCCTCCAGATGCAGCCACATTGGGTTGTCCACTATCGCCTTGATTTGTTTTGCTTCCATTAGCCATTCCCATTATCTTTGCAAAGATTGCAGCTCTTTCAGGATCATTAATTAATTTTTCAGGTTCAATATCTAAAGTCTTTGCAATCTCCCTTAGTACTGAATGCCATTTTACAAATGGTGCAAGATTTTGATTTGACGCTGCTTGTAAGAAAGTCATCAATCTTTGTGAACGAACTTCTTTCTGCATCAGTGAAGATGTTCCTCTTGCTTTAACATTTAAATCACCACGTATCTCTGGTGTGTCCTGATTAAACTGCATATTCCATTGAAAGAATGCTTCTCCCAATATCTTTAATAAAAAATCATCAATGTTTTTAATAACTGTTTTAATATTTAATGCTGCAGCTCCCATTAACATTGACATACCTGCTGCAGTTCTTGTAGTTGATTGAACTCCTGTTTGTCCATGAGAGTAAGATGGGATACCTGTTGATTCATCAGCTAACTGTCTGAATCGATCAAACATCATCATATTCTCTGGTGCAGTATTAGGAAACTTTAAACCGTGAATAGCTTGTCCTGTCATACCACTTTGTCGTCTAAATATCTTTCCGGGATATACTGACATTTCCTGACCCGGAACTAACATTGTTTCATCAACATCAAATACTAGATTACCTGCTAGTGCTAAATTATCAATAGCCATTCTTGCATGACCATTCATAATTGTTTGTGCATCATCCATATTCTCAGGAATACCTACTCCAAAGAATTGATATGGGTTAATCTCGTAAGGACATACAAGGTAAGGTATTCTTGTTGGTGTAAATGGATTTAACACTAAACGTATAATCTCATCTCCACAAATCCAACAGTTAATGGATACTTCATCAAGATCATCATCATTTTCATCAACTTCTAAACCTGCCTGTCTAGCAAGTTCTTTATCCATATAACCCCAGTATTCTAGGATCTCGTATCTATTTCTATCTAATTCATTTGTAGTATTTTCTCTATCAATCAGAGAACTTTCATAC